GCTCCGGCTCTTCGACAAAGCCGGTCCGCCCCCGGATCACGGAAAGGTGGTCCTCTACGCTGGCCCCGTCGCCAGCCGTCCGCAACCGCTCGAAGCGGAAGCGGGCGAACTCGATCAGGTCGTCGACGAGGCTTTGATAAAATTTGCCCGGTCGACAATGGCCGTGTTGGCCTGCTCGAAGGCAACCGGGAACATGCGATAGAACGCCAGCGCCGCCTCTTCAGAGAACGGGACCGGCTTGTCCTTGGAGTCGATGACCCCGGTCCAGCCCTTCGTGCAGGCGACGACCAGTTCGAAGTCCTCTTTCTCGATCTCGTCGAGGACAGGATCGGAGAACACCGCATCACCCTTGGCCTTCTTCGACCGTTCAATCCGGTTCCGGGCGAACTTGCGGGAGAGACGGCGGTATTCGGGACTGTCCGCCCCGATCAGGCGAAGCGATACCGGATCGCCGACGGCATTGAGCAGCGGGGTGCCGTCGAGGCGCTTCAGGGGAATATCGACCCCTTCAGTGGCCGCGGAAGTGTCGATAGCGTCGAGTTTGAAATCCATGATAGCCCTCTGAGTCTTTGCGAGGTTGAAGCCGGGGGTGCTAGACCCCCGGCGTCATGGACTTTAGGTGTTGCTACGCTGGATCACAAGCGTCGAGGCGTCGTAGCCGGTGGCGCTGGCCTTCAGCGCCGTGAACGGGAAGGTCGCGATGACACCGCCCTGCGCGCCGACGGTCTTGGTGGCACCACCCAGCTTCACGCGGGGCAGGTTGAAGCACAGGAACGGGATCGGAGCGACAACACCACTGGCCTGCAGGACCGAAACCAGTTCGACCTCGGACTCGTTGACGAACTTCTCGATCAGGCTCTTGTCTTCGAGATAGGCCGACACGTTCCCGGTGACCGACGTGGTCCCGTAGAAGATGCTCGGCACGGTGTCACGACCGACCACCGGGTCAGCCGACAGGCCGACGTCGATATTGATGTCGATCCCGGTGACGACGCCGCGCTCCGCACCGGCAAAGCGCAGCGAACCCTGCGGACCGGCGAAGATGCCGTCGGTGCCGACCGGGTCAGCCGCGGTGAAGTAGGGCGAACTGGCCCCGTCGAGGATCTGCATGTTCTGGCCCATGAAGCCGAAGCTGCAGGTCGCCATGCCGTTCGGCGGGATGCGGACCGCACCGGAACCGACGCGCATGCCGGTATAAAGTTCGGAGACGTCGATGTCGCCGAAAAGCTGCTCGACAGTGAAGCTGCGCTGGGCGGTGCCGCAAAGCAGCTTCGAGCCCGGCACGGCCATGTTAGTGCCAGCCTGCGCGCCGACAGTCGCCGGAGCCGGGGTGACCGTGATGGTCCGGTTCGTGGTGCCGCCGAAACCGATGATGCGGAAGTTGACGTTCTGGTTCGCGGCGAAACCGGCACCGGTGAGACGGACCACATCACCGAGACGGAAGCCCGCAGCGACGGGATCGCCAGCAGCCCAAGACAGGGTGCCGGTCGAACCGGGCTCACCGGCAGCGCCGGTCAGGATCGCGGCGGCGATGGTGGTGTAGACCGCGGGGAGAACGCTGACACCGGCAGCCCAAGTGCCACGGAGCAGGGCCTCGAACAGCGGATCGAAGGCGACGTTCGCCAGTTCGGCCTCGATGCCGCCGCCGGGACGCTTGGTGCCGTGGCGCATGTCGACGATCTGCTGGTCCGGACGGACCTCGGCGGACTGGTAGACGTCCTTGCCGAGCGCGAGGCTCGATGAGACGCGGCGAAGGGTGAACGAGTCGGTCGAACCCGCCAGAGCGGCGGTGCCGAAGGTCGTCTCCGGAGCGACGATGACAGATGCCGTCACCTGATTTTGAATAGGCATGGTAATAACCCCCTTTGTGCCGACGCAGCGGCGTTAATCCGTAGTGAAGGCGGTAATTGACACCGTCACCGTCATACTAGCCCAAGCACCGTCCTGCCGTATAGAGCCACGTCGAGCGGCCTTCGTGCAGAGCAGCTTCGAAACCCCATATTCGAGGGACGTGCCGACCTTGAAGTGGTCCATCAGCCTGCCGCCGACCTCCTCCAGATCGCCCGTCCCCGCCCCTGCGGGATAGCGCACCGTCAGGATATAACTCATCTGGTGAGCGATTGCACCTATCGAGACAGGAGCGTCGTCATCGATACTGAGCATGTCCTCGATGAAGGGAACGCCCGGCTTCGGCGCATAATCGAAGCCCTCCCACGCCCGCTCGGTCGGGATGTTGGACAGGGTATCGAGCCTGAGGCGAAGGGCCGCCCGGGCCTCGGTGTGGATCAGGGCGCTGCTCATCGTTTCAGCCCTAGCTTGGCGGCAGCGGCGGCGACGATACCATCCCACGCCGCAACCGCCTTGGTCACCATGTAGCGCCCGGCCTGATTGTAGACCCGGCCCAGCGCGTCGGGCCCGACGAACCCGAACTCGATCCGGCGGGCATAGGCCGTCGCATTGGTGTAGTAGAACCGATCACCGGCCTTCAGTTGCGGGATCGTCCCGACCAGCGCGCTCTGGGCATAGACATTGTTCGTCGGTGCCTCGCTGACTTCGAGGTTCGGGGCATTGATCGACGGCTGCCAGTTCCCCACCAGATTGCCGGTGTCGATGGGGGTGTCGTCGATGACCCGCTCGGCGAGGTCTTGCGACGCCACCCGGCCTAGCGCGGCGAGTTGCTCCGCGGTCTTTTTTTGCCATGCGTCAAGGGAGAGGGCGAATTGCGTGTTCGACATCAGACCTGTCCATAGGCTCGGGTGAACACGGACCCGGTGCCCCCGGGATTGAGATCAGAGGTCCAGACCAGCGTGTAGCTGCGCCCACCCCACGCGATCTGGTCGCCGGGCTGGGGCAGGAACGAAACGCCGGGCTCGGCGGACAGGTAGAACTCCAAGGTCTGCTTGCCGACCAGCGAACCGACGTAGCGCTCCGCCGTCGGCCCAGCCGGGAGCCCGACACCGACAAAGGAACCGGACTGGACCCCGCCGGAGTCCAGCTTCCCGGTGACCTTGTTCTTCGCACCGGACTTGCGGGTGACAGAAACGGTCCTCCCCTTCTTGCGTAGCAGGGCGAGCGCAGTAGCCCGGGCCTGAGCATAGGGGTCCGTCACTCGTCTTCCCCAACCCCCGGATCATCATCCATGCCGACACTGAACACCGGCTTCTCCGGGTCGTTATTGGTGGCGTTGTAGAACGGGACCATCCGGCGCGGCTCCGCGTCGGACTTGATGAAGGGGGCGAGCAGACGCTCGACCTCGGAAATCGTTTTCCCGACCGGGGCCCCGTCCTCGTAGGTGACGCTGATCGGCCCGACCGACTCGGACTTGACCTTGCCGCCGCGCTCCGCGGTCACAAACAGCGGGCCCGAGATCGCCTCGATAGCGGCGGCACACTGCGCCTGCTTGACGCGGTTCGGGACGGTATTGAACACCCGCCCCATGCCGTCGCTGAGATCGACGCGGGGGAACTCCCCGGCCTGATCGTTGGTCTTCGGGACCGAGGTGTAGCGCCACTGCGAGTTGACGTAGTCGAAGCCCTGCCGGAGTTTCTGCTCCGCCTCGTCGTCGCTGAGATCGCCGACGGCCTCGATGCCGCGGTTCGTCGCATAGGCCCGGAACTCGGCGACGCTGACATAGGAGTCGGCAGCGGCCAGCCCGGTGTTGTCTTCGACAGTCAGCGCCATGTCTTAGCCCTTCAGAGTTTCGGCCTGCCCGAGCAGGGGGACACGGTCCCGCGCCGAGAGGCCCTCGGCCTGCGATTTCGTAAGCTGGTCGCCGAACTTCTCGCCAGCCGCATCGATGGCGAAGTAGCGCCCGAAGCCGAAGGCCTTGTAGGCCGCCAGAACGGGAGCCGGGGCAGCGACAGCGCCCGGGGCCGGATCAGCAGCCGTAGCGGCCTCAGGAGCGGCTACAGGGCCATTATCGGGATCGACCGGGGTCACCCCCTCCCCGGTCTCCGCGGGTGCCGCCTCAGGCGCGGGAGCAAGCTGCTGGTCCGACGCGGGGACATTCGCCCCCTCGCCCCCTTCGGAACCGGCAGTGGGATCAGGCTCAACCGCATCCTGAGACGGACCCGGGGTGTCGCCAGCACCGGGCAGGGTGCCGCCGACATCAAACCATTTTGCGTCGTAGAGCATCTCGACCTTGCGGTCGTTAAGAGCGGGAAAGGCATCACGCCCGACGGTCTGGCCTGCCGCGAACTCAACACCACCGATGGTGGCGGCACGGCGGAAGGTGAAGGGACCGGAGGGGTGGAATGGGGCGCGCTTCATGGTGGCTCTCTCCTTGAGGAAACGGGCGGGGTTTCCCCCGCCCGTCTTTATCTCACCGGATCAGCGGTTAGGCAACAATGCCGTTCCAGAAGAACCCGAGGTCGGCACCGACCAGCTTGCAGTCGAACGCCATCTGGATTTCGACCCGGTCGGCTTCGAGGTTTTCCATGCGGAACTGCTTGATGCGGACGCCTTCTGCCGAGGCCCCGAGATAGCCGGTCCACGAGAACGTGTAACCAGCGGTCGGGGTCTGCAGACCCGGAGTCGGAGCCGCATAGCAGAGCAGCGCATGCTTGCCGAGGATGAACGCCGAGGTCTCGGTCGCGCCTTCCGCGGCGGTGTTCTCGATGGCCTTCGAAACGAGGATTTCGTCGACCTCGAAAAGCTGGGCCAGCCTGTCCCGGTTCGCCATGGCGGGCGCACCAGCGGTCTGACCATACTTGAGGCGGTCGATGATATCGACGTGATCGAGCAGGGCGTCGTAAACCGGCTTGCCGAGGATCAGCTTGTTCGGTTCGTAACCGGTGCTTTCGAGGATCAGGCGCTTCGCCGCCCGGACGCCCTCGATGGGAGTCGAGGCCGGATCGGACCAGTGAAGCTGCGAGGTCCCGGCAACCGCGCCCGAGGACACACCGGCATCCTCGTTGGTCCAGACGCCGGTCTTGAAGTAGGCGTTGGCCCAGACCTTCTCGCGCTTGATCATCGCCTTCTGCGAGACGAATTGCGTCGCCTCGCGGTCCGGCTGCAGAGCCGAGTCCGCATTGGCGCGGACCTGATCGTGGACGTCCTTGTGGAACGCATAGACCCGACAGAAGTAGGTCGGGGTGCTGTCCACGTTGTAGCCGCCGCCAGCCGACTCGGTGCCCGGAGCGCGCTCCTGCATTTCGTCGCGATTGAAGTCGCCGCGGTTGAACGTGTAGTAGCGGTCGCTCTGCTTGGCGACCGGGATGTTCGGGAACGCGCTGGTCCCGATAAAGTTCGAAGCCTGCTGCATGTAGGCGACGCTGATGTTGGTCAGCGGCGTGTTGACATGCACATCACCCGGAGTCGGCTGCATGATTTTACCCCCTTATTCGAGCCCGACCTCCGGGCTCCAGTTGAACTGAGGGACCCCGTCAGGGGCCCCGGTTAGCGTTAGTCGGCGACGCTCGCACCGGCCTGCAGGAGCAGGAGCGGGAAGATCACACCGGCAGCGCCAGCACCTTCCAGCGCGACGCCAATGGTGTTGTCGGTCGCCACGGTGGAGGTCACAAGCTGACCGTCCGCCGAAGGCGTGACACGGACACCGGCAGTGATCGCAGCATCAGCCGATGCCTTCGAGATGCCGTGGATCTGGATGGTCGCAGCCTCGCCGGTATTCGGCTTGTTCTGGAGAATGCCGATGGCGAAGTCGCCAGCGGCAGCCAGAACGGCCTGACCGCTCGAGTTGATCTTGACCGCCTTATACTGCGCGGTGCGAAGATCGGCACCGGCGGGACGCGAGATGCAGGTCTGATGGCCCTGAAAGCTCATTTCTTTAACCCCCTATTTGCGGAAACGCTCCGCAGTTGAATGGTGGAACCCGGCGGGAGCCGGGCCCCGATTAGTTGGCGACCGCCCGGCGAGCCTTGGCGACTTCGTCGTAGAGGGCCGGATTGGCGTCCATCGCTTCGGCATAGGCCGCCTCGTAGGACAGGGCGGGCTTCGCCTTCTGGATGTCCAGAGCGGCCTGCCGGAGCTTCTGCTCCGGATCGTCGGCGTCGCCGCCATTGCCACGACCGATGCTGTCGAACAGCTTCGAGTTCTTGAGAATGGCCTGCGCCTTGGCGAAGGCTTCCTCGATGGTGGCAGCGTCCTCGGCAGTCGGGCGGCCCTTGGCGACGCGGTGCATGGCCTCGCCGATCTTCTGGGGATCGCCCAGACCGAGGGCCTTGGCCTTCTCGACCGAGGCTTCGATCTCGCGCTGTTCGTTCGCCTTGTTGATGGCTTCCTCGGCGCGGGCGGCCTTGGCTTCGGCCTCTTCGAGACGCTTGCGGATCGGCTCCGGAAGGCTCTTGATGACGTCGTCCTCTTCGGCAGCCTTGCCAGCATCGGCCTTCAGCTTTTCGATCTCGGCGGCCTGCGCGGCGTTGGTCGCTTCCAGTTCGGAGACGCGAGCCTCGGCTTCATCCTTGGCCTTGGTCACGGTTTCGACCGTGGCTTCGATCTGGCCCAGCTTTTCGTTCAGTTCTTCGATGTTCATGTTCATCCCCTTGAGAATGTCGGTCGCGACAGCGACCCCCTCTGCACCTTCCCCGCCAGAGGCGAGGACATTCAATTTCGCCACGGACTCGGCGAAGGCCTCGAAGGCCTCGACCGGATCGCCGAGACGGCGTTTGATGACCACCACATCAGCCCCGGGGTTATCCCCTTCATCCACCAGACTGACCTCGGTGACCTTCATGTTCTTGAGAACCGACTTTGGCTTCTTGCGGAACGTCATGCCGCCTCCTTGACCGGGACGCGGACACCGCGCCCACCGATGCTGAACTGGCGCAACTTGCCGTCGCGGACCTGTTTGCGGACGGCCTCGTCGTCGACGCGCATGCCGACCCACCAACCGCGCCGCTTCGTCGAGGCCCCGATGGCCTTGGCGAACTCGTCGTCGATGATCACCGACTCGACGAACTCGCCGATCTGGGAACCGTTGTGCAGGACCTTGGCGACGCGGTGGCTAATGATGAACTCATGGGCCATCTTGCGGACCTCGGTCATCGCCTCGTCCACGGTGAGGCCGCCGATGATGTCGCCGCTATAATCGACGACCTGACCGTCCTCATCCGACGCGACATAGGCCCAGCCGCGAACGAACCCGCCGCGGCTGTCACTTTTCACGAAATCGATGTTGACGCCAAAGTCCACGCGCCGCCCCTTGCGGAAAGTCATGATGCGGGGCCGTGGCCGCCACTTTCGAGAGCCGGAGTCGCGTGGCTTCGAGGTGGAGCCCGGCTTTGTCCGGCGCAATATCTCAAAATCCGTCCGGCAAATCAAGGCC